CTACAGCAATCTTTCGGCTTTGGGAGCCTCCGGTCGGTGGTTCGAATCCACCCTGTTGGACATAGTAATATGTCTTATGGTAGCTCAGCGGTAGAGCAGAGTATAGTGCATCCTGTTTTTACAGATGGGGGTTAGTTAAATGGTATAACCACGGATTTTGATTCCGTTATTGAAGGTTCGATTCCTTCACCCTCTGCCAAGGACTTACTATGGACAATAAATTTTATATTGACGAACAATACATCTGTGATGTTACTGTTAGAACTGAACACGATTTTATCAAAGATCGTAATAATATCACACACGAAGACCTGATCCTGATCCTGAAAGGTCATGATAAGATGGTTACCACTGGCAGTAAAGATCACGATGAGTTTACTCGGTTGCGTAATCAGTTAGAGAAACTTGGTTATATCAAATGCGAACGTGGTTGGTGGAATGGTGATAGAGTATTGAAGCCATTCTATTTGAACGGTTGGCGATTCAAAAAGAATCATAGATTTCCTTGCGCGGCGGCACTAAAGAATAGTATCCACTGTGCTAAAAAGTATGGCTGGAAAAGTATCAGTAGCCTATAAGCTCTTATAGGTAAGTGGCATACCAGCACTTTGGTAAAGTGCAATCACAAGTTCGATTCTTGTTAAGAGCACCAATATATGGAAGCGTGGCAGAGCCTGGTTTATTGCAACAGTCTTGAAAACTGTCGGTCGTTTTTAGCGGCCCGTGAGTTCGAATCTCACCGCTTCCACCACCTATAGTCTATAAATATTTTACATGGATCAATTTGTTAAGAATATAGATTTGAAAAAAGCAATTGAAAATAAGACTCATCTTAAATTCAACTTAGAAACATTACCAAGTATAAATTGGAATGACATCTTAACTTGTCTAAGCGATAATGTAAAAAGTAAAAGTTTTATTAAAGTCATGCCTAACTTTGGGACTGTGGTCCATGACACAAGTATGAATAAGACAATTACTGATGTTTCAAAATCTATACAAATGATTAATATAGATGCGCAAGTTACTGCACATTTATATATTTCATTTACAGATAGTGCTAGAACATTTGGTTGGCATAACGACGACGTCGATGTTATATTTTGGCAAATACAAGGAACTACGCTTTTTAGTGTAAAAGAAAACAACCATTTTTTTGATTATAGATTACAGGTTAATGATCTTATATACATTCCAAAAACAATGGAACATAACACAAAGCCTATAACTCCTAGAGCAGGAATTTCATTTGGATTAGCATACTAAATGATCAAAGAACTTGATGTATTAAAATTGCCGTTCTATCAATGGCAACTTGAAGATGAAATTATAGATAAAGTAAACAGCATTGTTCCTAGTTTAGACTATTTTCCTAACGATTATAATTTTTCAACCAACTACTCTTGTGACTTAGATTTTATTGTAGATGAAATAAATTATCGATTAGATGAACTTAAAGAAATTCTGTATCCAAACAATAACCAATTTAAAATAGAAGTAACTGAATATTGGGCAAACAAAACTGATTTCTCGTCGCAACATCATAAACACAATCATCCTAATTCATTATTCAGTGGTATAATATACTTGACAAATCATAATAAGGGTGGTTTTACTAGATTCTATTATGAGAATTTATTTTATTGGCATCCATTTATTGTAACTTTAAATCAAAACAAAGATTTGCATTTTGATGTTTCTCCTAAAAAAGGGATGATGATTGTGTTTCCTAGTAACATTAAGCATTCTGTTGTGCCTAATAGAAGTAGGGAAACTAGATATACAATTTCATTTAATACATTTTTTAAAGGAATGATTGGAGAGAATTCTTATAATTTAAAAATTTAATTGCGGGTATGGTGCTAGTGGTAACACATGACTTTGCCAAAGTTAAGTTGCGAGTTCGATTCTCGCTACCCGCTCCATACAAGGAAGGTTGGCTGAGAGGCTGAAGGCAGCGGTTTGCTAAACCGTCGATCGTTTTAAAAGCGGTCCAAGGGTTCGAATCCCTTACCTTCCACCAAACAAAGGAATTTATTATGCCTATGTATGAAACTACTGTAAAAACACCCCAAGGTGAAGAGAAGAAAAGAATATATGCTGAAAATGTTCAAGAAGCTAAAAAACTTTTTGAACAACTGTATGGTGGTCCTAGAGCAGTGCCTTATATTCCTAAGGTTGTTGCTAGCTAATAAATGGACAATATTCAAAAAAAAATTGTCGACTATTGGAATAAGCAACCGTGCAATATCAAGCACAGTTCAGCAGAAGTTGGCACAGAACAATTCTTTAATGATATAACAAATAAAAGATTATTTGTCGAACCTCATGCTGCTACTTTTGCTCAATATCACTTATATCAGAATAAACGTGTTTTAGAAATTGGCTGTGGTATAGGAACAGAAGCTGCTGAATTTGCTAAACACGGTGCAGAGTATGTAGGTCTAGATATTAGTAAAAACAGTTTAGAATTGGCAAGAAAGAGATTTGAAATATTTGACCTTGCTGGACAATTTCACCTTAGAAATGCTGCCGAAGATCTTAGTGATTTGGGATTGTTTGATCTAGTTTATTCATACGGTGTAATACATCATTATCCAAATGAGCAAGACATCATTAAACAAATTCATAAAGTTCTTAAACCACAAGGCGAATTTAAGTTTATGGTATATGCGAAGAATAGTTGGAAATATGCTATGATACGCAAAGGTCTGGATCAATATGAGGCACAACCAGGTTGTCCATTTGCTAAGGTTTATACACAAGAAGAGATATATACATTGCTAGATGGATATTTTGAAGTAAAAAGAATTAGACAAGATCATTGTTTCATGTATAATATAGACAAATACAAACAAAACGTATACGAACTTGAATCTTGGTTTGCTGCTATGCCTCCCCAGGTGATAGAAGCATTGAAAGAATATCTAGGTTGGCATTTAATGATAAAAGCAGTAAAAATTTAATGGGGGATTAGTATAGTTGGGAAAACACCGCGTTTGCACCGCGGAGTCAGCGGTTCGACCCCGCTATCCTCCACCAACAATTCCAGATTAGCTCAGCGGTAGAGCAGTTGACTGTTAATCAATTGGTCCCTGGTTCGATCCCAGGATCTGGAGCCATAATTTGCCCCCGTAGCTTAATTGGTAAAGAAGCGAGCTTATACCTCGCCAAAGCACAGGCCAGATAAGCCTGAGTGTGCAGGTTCGAGTCCTGCCGGGGGCACCAACAAACACAGAGAGGAAATAAAATGGAAATTTTAGCAATTAATCTTGCATCAATATTTTTGATGTCATTGGTCTACACATTTAGTGAAATTATAGACATGTGAAGGTGGCAGAGAGGCCCAATGCAACAGTCTGCAAAACTGTAAAACCGCCGGTTCAAATCCGGCCCTTCACTCCAATAACGGCCCTGTAGTTAAATGGTATAACGGTCGACTGATAATCGGCTATTACAAGTTCGATTCTTGTTGGGGCTACCAATAAATATCTACATGCATTATTTTCAAACTGATTTTGATTTTTCGGATGGAACAAAGAAATTAATCAAAAAACGATTTGAAAATTTTTGGGTGAAAGAATTTGAGCACGATGCCGAGTATGCTACACTCAAGAATATATTTGACATTAGTTCAATAGGAAAAGAACTTAGAACTTTTCTAAAATCATACGATATAGATTTCAAGTATGGTGGTGTAAATGCATTTATTAGTAACACAACCAGCTATACCAAAACCAACCCGCATGTGGATGTTTTGCATAAAGACAATTTTTTGCCTATAAAATCAAGATTCAACGTAATGATTTTAGGTAACCCAAATGATCCTATGATATGGTGGAAAGATTTTACATTTGGAAATCCGAATCATGTTAAACATAAATTTTCATATTTTGGAAAAGAATATGAATCTCTAGGAGTTCCTGGAGAATCTATAAAAGAAAGATTAGAGTATCTAGGAGCTCCTAGCTGTATTAAACATAATCTTTTGACGCCTAGTGCTTTTGTGAACACGTTTTCTGCACATGCATTAGAAATTTCTCCAGGACCTAGATTAATAATAAGTGTTCCAATCGACAAGCATATTGATCAATACTACCGTAGTTCAATGGATAGAACAACTCTCTCCTAAAGAGTAGATACAGGTTCGACTCCTGTCGGAAGTGCCAAAAATACCTCCACTGTCGGAACAGCGTCTGGTCTTCTAAACCGGATTAGGGGAGTTCGATTCTCTCTGGAGGTGCCAACAAATACCACCTTAGTATAATGGAGAATACACTCGGTTACGACCCGGGAAACGTGGGTTCGATTCCTGCAGGTGGTGCCATAAAAATCTGGTAGGGGTAAGGTTGCGTAGCAATACCTGTATGAGTGAAAGGCTCATATGTCTAGACAGAGGACCCACACGCCCTACGGAGTCTGTCTGCCCTTCTGGACAAATCGGTAAAGTCGTCTTCCTCAAAAGGAGAAATTTTCTTGGTTCAAATCCAAGGAAGGGCACCAAAATATATTGACACAGATACAGTTAGGTAATACAATTATTAATGTTAAGGAGAAAGGTATGAATCCTGCTAAACCTTAGTGTCCGCTATACTTCCATTGTAAGGTATAGTTGGGCACGTTAAATCAACAGATACAATACAATGGGACGTTAGCTCAGTTGGTAGAGCAGTAGACTTTTAATCTATTGGTCGTGGGTTCGAACCCCGCACGTCCTACCAATTACAAACTAGGAGTGAATATGGCAGCGATAGTTATAATATTCATAATGAGTATCTTGTATAGTTATATGAGAAAGATCTAGAATTATTCGCCAGGATAGGGCGATAAAAAAAAGGGGGAGTGTTTAGCAGGACATGAGAATCTGCCTACTCTTAAACAACAATAATTGTGCCCCAAAGCATACCTCGGATACCCTTATCCGTTATTATTTAAGGGAGTAGGTGGTTACTAGATCCACCGGGCACACACGGAATAGGCCTTATAGACCCGCGATATGGGAGACTTGAAACACCGTGGGGCAGGAGCGAAACCTGTCCATATTAAAAAATGAGTGGACAGGGTAACAACTTAGGTCGGGGCTGATGGGGATCAGTGACCGACCATTTTTATTTTACATCAAAATTCATTGAAATAATTATTTTTGATTCTTTTGAATTGTTTGGTGGAGATTTGTGTTTAATCCAACCCGGAAATACAATAATGTCGCCTTCTTTCAAATCAGGTCTTATAACTGTATCAGCATCTGTTTGAAATGCAGTAGGTGATGAACCTGTAGGTAGATTGACATAGTAAACCAATGCCCATTGACATTCATGTGAATGAAATGGATGATATGAATATTTTTGGTATTCTTGAAACCAACAGTTTAAAATGTTTATTTTTTCTTTTGGAAAAATTTTATCTAGTTCGTTTACAATTATAGGAATAAGAAAAGTTTTATATTCTGGTAAATGATCAATTTGGAAATCAGTTTTTGTAATTTCAGCTGAGGAATTGAAATTTGCCTTGTTAATATACTCTATTAATTTCTGCTTTGTTTCTCCATGACACGATAAGTTTAATACATAGTATGGAATTTGAAAATAATTCTTTTGCATATAAAGGCTCTCATAAATATTTACGTTTGTAAAATGTATCAGGAAAATTTATGCCACAACCAACAATAGAAATATTCGCTGTTAGCAATGTCTATACTAGAATAATGAATTTCAAAAAAGCAGGTGACATTGAAATTGGACATTATCATACATACGACCACGGAACACTTATTAGTTCTGGATCTATAAAACTTGAAATACTTGGGGAGAATTTAGAAACTATAGAAACCAAAATTTACAAGGCTCCTCGAATGGTGTTGATTAAAAAAGAATTTAAGCATAGATTAACTGCACTAGAAGATAATACCGTAGCAGTTTGCATTCATGCTTTACGAGACGTTGAAGGAGAACTATTACCTGTAGAAACTATAGAAGAGGTAATTCACACTACACCGGATGAAGATAGGAAAGCCTTGATAGAACACAGAAATTCTAATAGTGTTAAAGAATATTTGAATAAAAAAAATATTGTTTTAGAAAATATGGTAGATAACAAGTCTTAAAGTATGGATGATATTGTTGTAATTGAAAATTTCTTCCCTTTAGTAGTCTATAGAGAAATACTGAATAAAGTTCATAGTTCAGAAACTAGATGGTTTTTTAAGGACAAAAATTTAAGCCATCCTATAGATTATGAGATCTACAAAGCACAATTACAGGATGTTAAAATTTTTGAAAATGTTAAAGGATTTCAAAGTGAACTTTACAATGACAACATGACTGATTCAGATAATAGAATTAAAAATGTTTTCACTAGTTATATCGAAAAACAATTCAATATTACAGTCAATCATATTTTAAGAATTAATTGCAACTTTATAATCCCCTGTTCAAACTTTCCAAGCAACTCTTACATGCTACCACATACAGATGTAAATATTCCACATAAAACTTTAATTTACTATATAAATGATTGTGATGGAGAAACAGTTTTTTTCAACAGAATATTAGATAAAGAAATTAATTACAGTGGTTTAACAGTAGAGAAAAAAATTACCCCTTCAAAAAATAAAGCAGTTTTGTTTAATGGACTTAGATTACATTCGTCTAGTCCGTCACAGACAATTCTTAGAAAAATTATAAACGTAAACTTTACCTAAAATATTGCAGATTACTTTCATAATCTAATTTGTTGTTATAATCTGCATAGGGAAAATCATCCTTTGTGTGATTCCACCAACCTGTAGCAATATATTTAGATAATCTACGAGGAGGGTTACCTCTGTGAAGATGTGTAAAGTATGCAGGCCAAATTAATATATTTCCCTGTTTAGGTGTTATTTCTAAATTTTGATATAAAAATTCAGTAGTCCCATCCCCTTCTTCCATAGTATTCAAATAAAGCATCCAAACTAAAACTCTATTACTTAAATCATTAATATTGTGTTCGTGATGCCAGGAATGAAATCCGCCATATACTGGTGTGCGTTGAAGCTTGCAGTGATCTGATATTAGAGTATATTGATTTAAACTTGAATACACGTCAATATAAGTTTTTAAACAATACGTTAACGTTTTCTTAAGTTTTTTAAAATCTGGATTAAATGTAAATTTAAATTCTTTGCTAAAATCATGTCTGTTGTTATCTAATATTTCAAATTCAGGATATTCTTTATTTTCTAGTAAATCAATCAATTTTAGACAGTCATTGCTATCAACAGCATTTTCAAACTCTGCTATATCATTATGAAATTTAACCATACTTATTTTTTGCATAGTATACTTCCTATCAATAATTTTTCTTCATTTGATTGAATAGGATTGATTCTAAAAGCATGAGTAAAGCTAGATGGAAAAATTAAAAACATATTGTCTGTGATATGAATTTTTCCATCTTCTATGAATTCTACAGATACAGCGTTAGAAGATCTAGATAACTTACCTATTAAGGTTAATGTAGAAGGACGTGAATTAATTTGATCCAAAAAATTCCAAGAGTTTATGTATTGGTATTTTGCTAAATTTATAATGGACAAATAGTTTATATTGCTGTTTTCAGCTTGTATTAATGAGTTTTTATAAAGTTTTTTTACTATCGTGTGTAGTTGAGAGGTTAAACTGTTATCCAATACATCATAATGAGTAGAAAGAAACTTTCTATTTTTTCTAACTAACCCTGTGTTATTGTGTAAATAAGTTTCAAAACTAGAAATTATTTTTTCGTCCAAAACATCCACAAAACTTTGTATATACATTATGAGCAAAATTAGTCGATTAGCTGATAAAATTCAAGATCGAATTAAAATTCTAAATGTTGCAGATAATGAAACTGCCACCAAAAGAATAGAAATTTGCAATAGTTGTGAATATTTATCGACCACTACCAAACGTTGTCAGAAATGCGGATGTTTTATGTTTGCAAAAACCAAACTACTTTTTGCTCAGTGCCCAATAGACAAATGGTAAATCAACACAGTTTAATAACAGATTTAATTGGCCATTACAAAGGTGCTATAAAACCAGAGCTTTGTAATAGAATTACAAATTCTAATGGATATAAATGGAGCAAGCATCAATGGACTTTTTATGATACCATTGTGGATACGTCAAATAAAACAAATGAATTTGATGTTACCTATAACATTGATAGAGTTTCTAAGCTCATAATTAATCAAGCAATTAATGAATGCCTAGACATATATTCTTTGCAACATAAGGTAATCTGTAGATCACATTCAAATCTTAGAATAAATCGATATTCTAAAGGACATAACATAGACAGTCATTATGATCATATAACTTCTTTGTTTGATGAGAGTAAAAAAGGAATCCCTGTGTTATCTATCGTAGGATTGTTAAATGATGACTTTGAAGGTGGAAAATTTTACTTTTGGGATGATTATGAAATGGATCTTAAACAAGGAGATATAATTATTTTCCCCAGTATTTTTGCCTACAAACATGCTACCACAACAGTGACTTTGGGAAATAGATGGAGTTTTGTTAGTTGGGCTTATTGAATGAATTGGATAAACTATTATTGGGACGACGGAACCGACATTCTGTGCTCTTCTAAAACTGGCACGTTTGTAATTGATGTTTCAAACATTGAACTTCATAACAATGATGTTTTAGAAGAATCAATTGCCGCAGTTAAATTTATAATTAATTCTAATCCGCCACCATATAGATTATTGTTAAGTGGTGGAATTGATAGTCAAGCTATGGTTTATGCTTGGCTCAAATCAGGGGTGGATTTTGAAGCTCATACTTTTATATATGATGAAATAATGAATAACCATGATATTCATCAATTGTATGAATTCTCCAAGGAATATCCTTTTAGCATAGAAACACATAAAATTAGTCATTTTGAATTTTTAAATCATCATCTGCATTCCTACTCAAAAAAATATAATTGTAATAGTCCACAGTTAAACTTCTACATGTATATGATGGACAGATTCAAAGATGGAACCCTAGTTCTATCAGGTAACCCTCCTATGAATTTAACCATGTGGGTTGATTACTCGCTTCATTCTCTGATTAGATATCAAAAAATTAATCAACGAAATCTTGTTCCATTCTTTCACATTCATACGCCTAAACTTGCCGGTTCATGGGTTTCTAAAATTAGATCTCAACATTTTGATAGACAAGAGCTGGGATCTGCTGGCACAAATGAACTAAAGACTCTATTATATCTAGATAGCGGGTTTCCTGTTCTTATAACAGGTAAAAAATCAGGATTTGAAAAATATAAAATATACTTCGATTCGCATACATTAGATAAAAAAATCAGGCAAAAAATACTACTAAATACAAGAAATGTTAGCAGACGCATGTATGATATATTATTCAGGCATTCGTTGGAATTAGAAAATCCTGTGTCTGCTACTACGAAAATTATAGGGTTAGATTATAATGACAAAGTATCTTATTGATTTTGAACAAAATGCTACTTTAGAACAAATACAAGGTTATTTCCAACGTAACTCGTGTGTTCAGCTTCACATCTACAATAATTTTGATAAAGTATATTTGGTTGAATCTGAGAATACACCGCCTATTGAATCTATAATAACAAGTGTCATCAACGATTCAGAATCTAACATTGCTCCATTGAATAATACTGCCGTATGCATAGATAGCCTAAGCACATCTTCTATTACGATTGATGACGACAAGAATTGGTGGAAGGTTGTAACTTATGTAAATGTAGACTTTACAGAGGAAACATTAAACATAAAAAGATTTGGCAGTAAAGTAACAATTTATCTTTTAGATAGCGGAGTTGATTTAACTCATCCAGAATTCCAAGGCGAAAATGTTAGTCAAATCTACACTTTTAATGGCAATCCTACTGATGTTAATGGACACGGAACAGCTCTAGCAAGTTTAATTACAGGAAAAGATACTTCAATGACATCTTGTAAACTTGTAAGTTTAAAGATTTTTGAAGACGGAGTTCCAACACCTTTAAGTAAACTGTTAGAGGCATTTGATATCATTTATACAGATTCATTAAATCAAAAAGCTTCTATTGTTAATATGAGCTGGTCTATTCCTAATAACGAATATGTTAACAATAAATTAAGGTTATTACATTACGGCGCTAATATTGGACTAGTAGCGGCTGCAGGAAATAGCGGTCAAGAAATAAAAGACGTAACTCCTGCCTGTCTAGACGAAGTTTTTGTAGTTGGTGCATATGATCAGAACTTATTACCTTGTAATTTCAGTAACTATACAAGTGACCTAAATAATACACCTCAAGAAACTAATCATGGAGAACTAGATGTTTGGGCTCCAGGTGAAAGTATATATGTTGCTTTACCTGAAAATAATTATGGATTTGTTTCAGGAACAAGTTTTTCGGCTGCTATACACACTGCGGCATTGGCAGCAGATATTGATATACAATATTCTTTAGATTCAAATACATTAATTTCAAAAACTGTGCCTGTTAACGAAATCATAGATTCTGGGTTTGCAGTTGGCAGACCTGGTTTGTTAGAACTTTCAGGAAAGTATTTAAATTCTGTTAACATGGTAACAAGTATGTATCCAACAGATAAATTTTCACGGATACATAATTTGCCAAGCCATCTACGTGTAGTAACAGGTGAAGATGCTGATCAACCTTTAATGTCTCAGACTGCTTGTAAATCAATGACTATTTTGTCAGAACTTCCGCCAGGATTGTCAATTACAGAATTTGGATGGTTAGTAGGAGTTCACAGCTCTTTACCCGAAGGAGTCAATTACACAACCTGGCCCTTGTCAATTGAATACATAATGAATGATGGGTCTGTTGTAGTTAAAAATTATGACTTATACATAGTTTCACCTGATTTACAACCCACAGACGTTCCTGATGACTTAATATGGATAACACAGCTAGCACGAAATTGTAGCGAATTTATCTTTAATTGTGGTTTTGATAGATGCCCAATTACAAATAACAGACAATTAAGGTATTGTTGGAATCTTAACGGCTTTAAAAACCCAGGTTGTGAATACTGCTGTGTTGCGGCTAATTGTTGCTTTACACCAGAAACTAAAATTATCATGAGCGATCTCACATCTAAAGAAATAAAAGATCTTGTTATTGGTGACAAAGTTCTGGTATACGACCTTGAAAAAAATCTTCATATTCATAAAGAAGTAAAATGTGTTATCACGAGAACTGAACGTCCTATGTATACATACACATTTGACAATGGTGTGACATTAAATGCATCAGAAGATCATCCATTATACGTTAAAGACAAAGGATGGGCATCTGTTATTCCGCCTAACGAATATAAAGATTTAAAATCTGTTCAAAAAATCGAAATTGGTGATATTGTCAAGATACATGACAATAGTTTTAGCAAGATAGTAAAGATTGAGGAACTAGATTATCCAGATACCGTATATGAATTAGACACTAGCGGATTTTATGCAAACGGTATATTAGCATATTAATTTTGGATATATTCTAGATATTTTTCTTTTATATTTTTAACTTTGTATTCCAACATAGAACTACTATTGTTGCTAACACAGCCAGTAGGAAAGCTGTTGAAAACATAGGTATATCTTACATTTTTTTGATGGTTAAAGACCTTAACCCTATGTAGCAGCCTAGAAGGATAAAGTATTAATTTACCTCGCTGACTTGGTATCTTTATATGCCTTATGTCTGTATCCTCAATACTGATAATTTGCTCAACATGTTCAAGTTCTCTTGGCGCAATTTCAAATGCTGTATATGAATTGTTGTCTGTGAGGTAAAGTATTCCGCTTAAAACACTATTTTGATGATAGTGAGCTGTCACAGTCTTTAAAGAAGTTCCTTTCGTAAGCCATGCATCACATATAGCAAAATCGATTTGTTTACCCCAAAAATAATAGTTTACAGCTTCTGCAATACAAGTGTTAAGCCAGTTGAATAACTTCTCATTATATGGTGGAATTCTAAGATCCTTATTGACCATTCCTATTTCAAACGCATTAACATCATTTTCCCGCGCTATATGCCAATTAGGAACTTGTCCGATTAAGCCTTTGGTTATTGTATCTAGTTCATCTAGATCAGGAAAATGAAATTCTAAAATATTTCCTGTGTTATCAAACTCAATTGTTTTCATTGTATACCTTTAAAATATAAGGGTCTAAACAGATAAAATTAAACCCTAAAATTATTCTTAAATTGTCAGACTGGCTAGGAGACACAAGATGCCTATAATTGCTGTTGAAAAAATAAATTGTATCTTCAAAGCAAGGTAAAGAAAATCCATCTTCAAAGGACAAAGGTGAATGCTCCTTATTACTCTGTAGATATAATACCGCAGAGAAATTACAGAAAGAACCGTGCCCGTGTAGTCTAGCATAGTCACCCTTTTTATAAACCGCAGCCCAAGATTCTTGAACTAAAAGTCTATATTCGTAATCTAAATCAAAAAAATCATTAACTGTAGAATTGACTAGTGTTACAAGTTTATCAAATAAGCTCGTTTCTTTATGTATATGATAACTAGATTGCCAGCAAGACAATTTTGTATTTGTTTGTCCGTTTGTTTTACTACATTCAGATTTAATAAATTGTAGAATTTCTTGCTTATTGTATTGATTAGGATCAATCTTTGAACTATAAACTTCAAATGTTTGATCACGTTTAACTATGGCTGTATGAACGGGACTTTTATTAAGTTTTTGTTCTAATTTGTCTTTGATTGTCATTATCTTAGCAGATAAATAATTAAGAATATTTAGTGTTGCCTAATCACCCTAAATTACTTTTTGATACGAAACATGATATTACATGATTTATTTCTACCTGAATCACTTAGTCAAGAAATAATTAAATTCTGTTTTAACGATGGTAAGATACATTTTAGAAACAATTCATACGGTAACTCTAGGAAATTTTGTAATCTTAATCAGATTGATGTAGAACTCAAGTATAAAGTTAAAAATTTTTCAAAATTGTGCTATCTTAAAATATTTGGTGTTGATGTAATAGATGAACCTAAGTTTGGTAATTTCATAAGTGTTCATAATGAAAATGGATTTGTTCATGCCCACAGGGATGTAAGCGAAGTTGAAAACTTTTCTCATGTTAGAATCAACTTTCTAGTTCAAAAACCAATAGAAGGCGGTATACCTATAATAAACGGAACAGAACTACAAATTGAAGAAAGCGGCTGTTGGCTAAATTTAGCCAGTAGATATATACATTCATCTACACCTGTTGTAGGAGAAAAAGAAAGGGTAGTTTTAAGTTTAGGATCTTATATAAATGATAAAGTTATTATGCGGACCACAACATGATGTAAGAGAATTTAATTTTTCTTTGCCTAGTTACGATTTAAATTTACCAGCAGCTAACCTTTATTATCGTCTAAACAAAATTAAACAAAATTATAGAATTGGTGTTTTAGTTAGTGGTGGATTAGATAGTGCATTGCTATATTATGTTTTGCAAAAGTCTAATCAAATGATCAATAGTAAATTTACTATTACACCTTATACAGTAAAACGTGTTGACGGCTCTTACAAATATGCTCTAAATACTATCAACTATATTAATGATATTTTTGGAATACCTAATACAGATCTTAATTTGGTAGGTGATATTAGTCTAGAAGAAAGATTACAGGTTGATTCTGGTGTTAAGGACGTTTTAAAAGATAATGACTTTGTATATGTAGGAATTATAGATGCTAGGCCTGAACATTTAATAGGATGGTTTCAATTTGAGTTCAAAGAAACTTTACGTCTAAAATACCCCTTGATGCATCTTCAAAAATCTCATATAATAGATATAATAATTCAAAATAAATTATATGAATTATTTCCCCTCACTCATACCTGCAACATTGATCTACCAAAACCTTGCGGATCATGTAATGGTTGCAGAGAGAGATTTTGGGGATTTTCAGAATTGGGCTTGACAGAAGATGAAATAGATCTTAAACTACAAAAGCGATCGTGAGTGGAATTGGCAGACCTGCCGCTTACCCTTAATTGGATAGCTGGTGACGGGGCACAAGACCTAGTCAACGTGCTTTTGTAGGTTCGAGGCCTACCGATCGCATAGACATAAAAATGGATAGATTAGAAATAATACCATGGAGAGAATTCCAAATAGGAATAGCTCCGTTATGGAAAAATCAAAATCCTCAGACTATCCCTATATACAATAATCCCTTTGGATTGATTCAATACTCAAATAATTATCTACATCAAAAAATAATCTATTTTCCTTGTAGGTATGTTATAAACAATCATGTCGTTGGTTATATTAGTATCTATAACATAAGCGATATTCATATTAGGCCTAGGGGTATCTATATATTAGAAGAATATCAAGGGATAGGATTAGGACACAAAATGCAGCAATTGGCATGGGATCTATTTCCTAAATCCTTTTACAGAGCCTTCATTATAACTGCACAAGCAGAAAGGTTCTGCATTTATAGCAAAATGAAAATCGTTCCCAATATTCCTACTCTTTTTAGCAAATTCAGTAATCAAAATCTCAAACTGCTTTGTCATGAAAGGCAGCAATATCCAACAAATAGCGAGATAGAAGAAAATCAAAACTGGATTGAGAAAATGTCTAGTGATTTTTCATTTGGTGGAAAGAACAACCTTAATTGTAATTGGAATTCTCAAGAATGGCTAGAGTATTTTGATAAAAACAAAGGTGATTACGAAAATTATGTTTTCAATTTAGATGTTGATCTTTGCTAATCATAATTTGTATAACCTAGGAATAGGCTGTTTTGTAAAAAGCTCGTCGTATTGATCTTTAGTTTCTAAAACTACCTTGTGCCAATGAGACGCATATTCTTCAGTAGTTTTTTTGAATTCTGTTGCAGGCCAAAGTTTTTTCAGATATTCAAGATATTCTAAGGGATGTGCATGGCAATCTTCATACCATCCCTTTCCATAGATATCATGCGTAGCATCAGGATGCTTGCTGATTGATCTAGGTTTAATGCTTTGCCAATCATTATTAAATATTAATTCAAAAATACTTTCCCTTATATATGAAGTATCATAACAAGACACTATTTTTTCTTGTTGGCTGTTTAAAATCGTCTCACCTGCTTGTCCTTTAATGATAGGAACCATTGACATAAAATGATGATCTACTTTTTTATTCTCTAAAAAGTTTTTTGCAAATGTTATAAGGGTAAGGTCCCGTAAAAGGTAGTGTGTTTCGTCATAAAGCAGATACCAATCTTTAGGATAATAGTCTTGACTCCATAAGTTACCCGCTGGCAACCATTCACCTTTATAGAATCTATCTTCTCTGTGGAAATTAGTCCACATTACCATAACTAAATCTTTTTCCGTAAATTTATGCAGAGCATCAGCTTCTGAAATAGTATGTGCAATATACAGATTACCTGCACCCTTCATACCGTAATTGTATAATGGTTTAGGTTTTATTTCTTCTGCAAGTATATCTGCCCACGTTGGCCATCTATAATTTGTAAAACTACAGCCAAAGGTAAAAACTCTATTATATTTTTCTAAATTTAAATTCATTTATAGTGCTTCTTGCAGTGTAGATAATGAGTGTAGATCATATGTTGCGGTTCAATTATTTCCCTGTGGTTTTCACACAAGTTTACAACAAAAGGATCTATTTTATTAATATCCTGTATTAAATTCTTATAATGCTCTTTATTATGTAGTAGCTTGGGATATATTTTTTCTGTTAATTTTGTAAGCTCATCATTTGAAGTATTTGCAATCCTTAACAAGTTTTGAGCTATCATCTCAAATCTTTTTTCTTCGTCAGGCTCGCTATCAAAAGAATAATCAAAGACTTCGTCATAGAGTTCAAACCCAAAATCTTTTAAAACTTTATGAATCCCCACTCTTGATGATATGATAAAAGGTTTCATATATTTTAAAGCAGGTATAGTTTTTTCAGTTATAAAATAAGAATATATAGTAGCCTCAGTTACCAATTGACAAAAACTTTCATAATATTGATCTGGTATTTGATTACTCCATCCATAGTTTTTAATATCCTTCATTTGGTCTAAAAGTGTAATTTTAGGTGTCCAATATTGCCAATCTTTGTAATCAAATGAACAATCAATATTGCGTTCGTTTTGACCCCAATCTGAGCTGTTCCAACTAAAAGCTGCTTTTTCTAATAGGCCATATTTTGCTAACTTATCAATTTGAAGGCATCTAAACCAATGAGGTTTACCATTTAAACATACAAAGGGATATTTGATTTCTGCCTGTTTGTAATTAACAAACTTATCATGCCAAATGAACATGAAGTTGAAGGGATAGTCAACTACATTTACATTTCTAAATCTTGGATCATTAACATCATGTAGTAAAGGACTTCCAGGAAAGCTGCCATTTATTACAAATAGTTCACAATTTTTTTCATTAATATAGTCTATGAGATTATCCCAACCAAAGACATTACCAAATGATGTGTAGCACCATTCTTGTTGATTAAAAAGAATAACAGCATCTGGATTAATATCTGGACTAATATGTTTCTTGAAATCTGCCGGAGATATTGTGTTAAGCGCGAGTATCATATATAATAGACTTTGAAACCAATATTTATTGGCACAGTAATAGGGTTTTCTTAAATAATGAAACTATATGCCCCGGTGGTGGAATTGGTAGACACGCTGGTCTTAGAAGCCAGTCTTCGGGTGAGGGTTCGAGTCCCTCCTGGGGCACCACAAAAATGAAAATCATTGACTGCTTACATATTCCCTTCTACGAATTTCAATGCGACGAAGGTTTAGTAGATAATGTTCTACAAAGAGCAACAAATACAAAGTTTAATCCAGATGGGGTATCAGATTACTTTTTTGATCAAAATCTATTTAGATGGTTTGAGCAATGCTTAGAAGACGTAGGTGGTCAATTATACAATGATAAAATTAAATTAAAAATCTCTACATGCTGGATAAACAAAATTGATAAATTTGAAAATATACACCTGCATCATCATATCAACTCTATAGTAAGCGGAATCATGTATTTTTCAAATGAGTCATCTGGCAAGACAATCTTTGAAATTCCTAACCCTTGGTTCTTCGCTGAAAATCAACAGGTATTAAAATTGGCTAAGGGTGTAGTTGAAGATAAACCACCAGTTATTAAAACAGAAATTACACCTGCTAAAGGTAAATTAATTCTTTTTCCAAGCAGCATTACTCACAGAGTGACCACATATACAGGCAAACCTTCTAGATATACACTAGCATTTAATGCCTTCTTATCAGGAGTTTTAGCAGAAGGAAGCCCTACAGCACAACTAGTCCTAGGGTAAACTATGAAAACTCATGATTTTAATTTTTTAACAAGCAATGATAAAGCTAAAGATCTAGAAGTGTATAAAGAAATTTCTAGTCTACTTTCAAAAATGGTAAGCTCAGGAATTTTGTCTCTAGGAGCTGGTCATTGTATTAGTGTAAGTGATATGATTAGGACAGCTCTGTCACATAGAGGTATCAAATCAAAGCTAGTTGAAGTCAAAACCACTATTTCAAATTTCCATAGTTTTCCACCTGATGTGAAATTTGTAGGCTACGAAGAAATAAAAAATCCTGGAGAAATAGATAGTCATGTAGTTGTTGTAACAGAAACCACTCCTTGTTTCTTAATTGACGCTAGTATCCCCCATCTGTTACCGCAAGGAGTGTTTGCTGTTGTTGAATCTATCGATGTTAAACAAGGATTAGAATTAATAAATTCAAAATTCAAAGCCCATCAACTAGCAATCTCATATATACAAAAAGAGCAACAGAAGATTCCTTATGTTCACGGTGATTCTATAATTAATAGAATAGAAACAGATAAGAGAATATTCAAGGGATTAGGCTGGCTCAAAGTTATTGTAATAGTTGCGCTAACTATCAGCAGCTTAAATTTTATAAGAGGGACTTATGATTTTTATCTAACATATATAGTTACTGATAATTACTGGGGTCCAACTCACATGAAGGATATTCATGAAAGAGTAGAAAGAATTGAGAAAAAATTAGAACAGCCTAAAAAGTAGGGGATAAACATGGCAAAAGCAAAAGATATTTCACAGCGTAAAAAACTTAAAAAATTAACAAACCAAGGTGGCAGTAAGCCAAAAACCAGTGCAATGAATAAAGGCCAAAAACGCAGCTTTAAACTTTACAGAGGACAAGGAAAATGAGTCCATCTGTTAACCAAATGAAAAAGGGAACGTGTGGTTGTGGTCGTAGCCCTACGGGCAATTGCATAGGTTGGCATAGCTTGACAAAAGAAGAATATGAACGTAAACTAGCTGAATATAACAAACTAGATGTTACTCCTGAGGAGGAGGAAGCATGGAGAGAACTAGAAAAGAAAAATAAGTAACTGTATGCCCCAGTAGCGCAATGGCAGCGCAACTGATTTGTAATCAGTAGGTTGGCGGTTCAAGTCCGTCCTGGGGCACCAATTCCGCGGGAGTAGCTCAGTTGGTAGAGCACTTGCCTTCCAAGCAAGATGTCGCGAGTTCGAGACTCGTCTCCCGCTCCATAACTCTATGAAAGAAAAATTTATAAAAGCCTATATGGATGTGGCTAGACGGTTTGCAGAACTTAGTCATGCTCGTAGACTTAAAGTAGGTGCCATAGTAGTAAAAGATGACCGTATTATTTCCATTGGCTACAATGGTATGCCCTCGGGTTGGGATAACGATTGTGAAGATAAGCTATGGATGGATCAAACTGCAGGTGGTTGGCTTAGCCCAAATGAAATATCAGAACGTTGGCCCCATGTTGAATACAATGAAGATGCAGAAGAAGAATATAGATATGCTTTAAAAACAAAGCCAGAAGTCCTTCACGCTGAATCAAATGCGATTGCGAAATTAGCTAAGTCAAACGAGAGTGGCGATGGCTCTGATCTATTTGTTACTCATAGCCCTTGCCTTGAATGTGCTAAACTCATTTATCAGTCAGGCATTCGCCGTGTTTATTATGGTGAAAACTACAGAGATGACTCAGGATTAAAGTTTCTTGAAAAATCAGGCATTGAGATAAAGTTGATTAAATAGGGTTATAACTAAAAGGAATTAAATTGAAAACTCTAGTGGATATTATTGTAGAAAAAAAATATGATGCAATGTCTAGAGCCACTGTAGGCACTGACAAGGAATTTGATCACAAATATTGTTCTTTATGCTACGACAAAGAATTTGAAAAGTATCAAGATAAACCAATTAGCCTATTAGAAATCGGAGTAGAATCTGGCGGCAGTCTAATTGTATGGAATGAATATTTTCCAAATGCTACTCTAATTATGGGGTTGGAATGTCACCAACCACATATTCAAAAAGCACAACACTATACACAAAATCTTTGGAATGTTAGAGTTGTTAATGCCGATGCTTACAATGCAGAATTTGTAAATCAACTACCGCAGTTTGATATTATTATTGACGATGGCCCTCACGATAAAGAAAGTCAATTAAAGTCAATGAATCTATATTGCAGTAAAATTAAACCAGGTGGATGTTATGTCATTGAAGACATTCAAGACATCGCTTACACAGAAGATTTTAAAACTTTAGTTCCAGAAGGTATGACCTATGAGGTTTTTGATTTAAGAGAGCCATCTAACCTATGGGATAGTATCGTTTTTGTAGTTAGGAAGCCTGTTTAACTTCATTTGATTAAATAGGTATATAACCTATATACATAAAATGCTACACATAATCAAGGATTTAAGTGATTTCTTTTTCAAAATTCTCACGGACGATCCTGTGAGACCAAATATTCCTCACGAAACACGTATTGGAAAAAATAGGGATGTATTTGTTCTTAAAGCTGAAGAAAACAAAGTAGGCGCTGTTACCTGTGTGAGTTATCAATCTACTATTCCAGAATCTGAAACTAAATTATTTGAAATATGTGATGAACCTAATACAGCAGTTTTTTACACTATTTGGAGTTATGAGTCCGGAAAAGGTAGACAACTTATTTTAGATAGTGTAAAATATATAACTGAAAACAACAAATCAATTAACCGATTTGTTACACTGAGTCCAAAAACCGAGATGGCGCGAAAGTTTCATCTTAAAAACGGAGCTCGTGTGTTTAGAGAAAATTTAGACACAGTAAATTACGAATATATTATTAGATAGGACGATTAGCTCAGTTGGTAGAGCGCCGCCCTTACAAGGCGGATGTCGGCAGTTCGAACCTGTCATCGTCCACCAAACAAAGAGGAAAACATGCAAGTAAGAGCAAGTCATATTTTAGTAGAAACCGAAGCCAAAGCACGGGATCTTTACGATCAAATTTCAAGAGGTGCTGATTTTGGGCAGTTGGCTGCACAATTTAGTAAGTGCCCAAGTGGCAGGCAAGGCGGCGATTTGGGTGCTTTTGGAAGAGGACAAATGGTTCCAGAATTTGAAACTGCTGCCTTTAACAATCCGGTAGGTGTTGTTGTAGGGCCTGTTCAGACACAATTTGGTTATCATTTAGTTAAAAGAACAGCATAGAAAAATCTCGGGTTAGTTCAGTCTGGTTAGAATGCCTGCTTTGGGAGCAGGAGGTCGAGAGTTCGAATCCCTCACCCGAGACCAAAATTCAAAATGAAAAAATTAGCAATTCTAGGACTTGGCCATATTGGCCAATACGTCTTTGATATTTTATCACAGAACAATTCTTTTGATGTAGAAGGTTATGATCTTAAAAATGGGTATGATCTTTCTAACGAATCTGTTCTAAATAACATTATTAAGACAGTTGACGGTGTCTTAGTATCAACACCTTTTTTTCTTAATAAAAGAATTGCCATGTTGTGTAATCAACATTCTGTAGATTATTTTGATCTAACAGAAAGTGTAGAGGTTACTGATTATGTAAAATCTCTTAATAAGGCTAGATTTGTTACACAATGTGGATTAGCACCTGGTATGGTCAGTATCATTGCTAACCATATGGCTTCTAAATTTAGCAAGGTAAGAGATATAGAAATTAGAGTAGGTGCATTGCCTGTCAATGCTAACAACCATATAGGCTATTACCGAACTTGGAGCACTGAGGGGTTGGTCAATGAATATATCCATCCTTGTCCTGCTTTGAAGGACGGAGAGTTAGTAGAATTAGAACCATTAGCTCTAGCTGAAATGGTTTCTATGGGAGGCCATTTTTTAGAAGCAAGAACTACTAGCGGTGGTTTAGGTAGTCTAGCGCACAGTTGGCAAGGTAAGGCTCGTAATGTTAACTACAAAACCTTAAGATATCCCGGTCATTGGAATTTAATGCAATGCTTAAAAGATGATCTAGGAATGAGTGAAAATTTTAAAACTTATGTGGATCTTTTCAATAAAAACATTCCATTGACCACACAAGACTGCGTATACATTATGATAAATGTATCTGGATATCATAATGATAGTTTATACACAGATACTTACAGCAAGATAATTAATTATAATGAAGATGCAACAGCTATTCAAATCACAACAGGTAATGGAATAATGGCGGTTTTAGATGTATGGAATAAAGGAAAACTAGATAACTGTATGGGATGGATTAGACAAGAAGAATTAGATTATTGTGATATTTGGTCAAGTCAATATTCTAGTTGCTATCAATAATTTGGATGAAATAATAAAATATTTAGATTGACATAGTCATATGACTAATATATAATAATAAAACTTAGGATGCCTACAGCAACTTTATCTTCAACTTGTAATTGAAACCACAAAGTGCATCCTGTCATTTTACACACAGAAAGGAGACGAAAATGACTACCTTTGCTCAAGCAGTTCAAACTCAACCCGCAGAAGCCCGCACTGAAAATTCAATGAAGGCTTTAGCTCACAGTGGCAATGCCCTTGTAGATCTATTCTTCAAGGTTGGTGCCAGCCGTGGTAAAAACATCATTGGAGATTTTGAGCGTGCCTATCAAGAAGACCGAGACATGGCAATGAAAATTGCTCTATGGTGTCGTGATGTTCGTGGTGGGGCAGGTGAGCGACAGTTGTTTCGTGACATTCTCCTACATCTGGAAAGCCATCATCCTGACATGTTGGATCGTGTGTTAACCTTTGTGCCAGAGTTTGGTCGTTGGGATGATCTCCTAATTTTCCAAACTCCACGCTTCAAAGGTGCGGCTCATACCTTTATCCAACATGCTCTGCGTGATGGACAGGGGTTGTGCGCCAAATGGATGCCCCGTAAAGGTAACCAAGCAGTAGAACTTCGTCAGTTTATGGGCTTGACTCCAAAAGGCTATCGTAAGTTGTTGGTTGGTCTAACCAATGTTGTAGAAACCAAAATGTGTGCCCAGGAATGGAACGCTATTGAGTTTGGTAAACTACCTTCATTGGCAGCGGCTCGCTATAACAAGGCCTTTGGTCGTCGTGCTCCTGAAGCATACGCAGCCTATAAAGAACGCCTTACCAAAGGTGAGGACAAGGTCAATGCCAGTGCTGTGTATCCATACGATGTGATTAAAACTATCAGAAGTGGAGGAGATCATGTGGTAGCGGATGCTCAGTGGGCTGCTCTGCCCAACTACATCGGTGATCATAGTGTAATACCTTTAGTCGATGTAAGTGGAAGTATGGAAACTCCAGCAGGTCGTAACAAAAACCTAACCTGTTTGGATATTTCC